GCAGACAACTGCATGACCGACTGCATCTGTGCAACACGTTGTGTCTCAGAGAAGATGTGCGGGTCGCTGACAGGAACCACGTCGCTGTTGCGTCGGAAGTCTTCACGCTTGATGGGCAACTCAGCAACGATGTCACCCTTGCGTTGCTCGTCCAAATGCCAGCGGTTGATACGCCCAAGGATGTGCAACACACGGCGCTGGGCGTCATGCAGGCGTGAGTGGATGGAGGAGAACACCACCGCGCCCTGCTCAATCAACGCCTGAGTTGTACCCACAGGCATATTGCTGTTGGCGTCTGCAATCTTCTCTTCGGCTGTAGTCACCACGCCTTTGGCTTCAGTCGTCAGCCAGCCCAGCAACTGGAACAACACAGGGGAGGGTGGGTTGAAAGGCATGGGCATCGCAATCTTGCGAATGTCGTCTACACCAATACCGCCTTCAATCTCCGTCACTTGCGTGATTTCGACTTGGTCAGACTGACCAGAGACCTTCGCTCCCTTCAGCTTTAGCATCGTCAGGGAGTTGTTGACGTGAGCGGTGTCCAGCAAGGCACGCAATGACCCCGTAGCGGCGGCGGAAAGCCCTCCGATAAGGTGAGGTAGCCCGATGGCATACGCGCCCCGCCAAGGGATGAATTTGAACTCAACAATCCAGTCCAGCTTGGTGAGGGTGTCGTCTCCCTCTTCCCAGTTGCGGTACAGACCAAGCACCTTGTTGTCCAACTCGTCAATCATCAAGATGTAGGGCGCGGTATCGCCACCAGTGCGGTCGTCGTCGTCAAGGTCAAGCCAAGTGTAGATGTGGTAGACACGGCGCAAACCGTCTTCACCGTTTTCAAACTGCTTGCCTTCAATCTTGGCGTTAGCTTTTTCAGCGGCGGTTTGCTCTGGCTCTGTCGTAGTGCGGATAAAGTCAATGTCGCGATATAGACCACGCTTGATGCGTTGCTTGAACTCCCACTCGCTGATGTCTTGCTGTTCCGTCACACGCTGTGAGGTGTAGAAGTTGGCTGACGCAAAAGGAAGCAGGATGTTGTCAATAGCAACAAACTCAGCGCAGGGGCGACGCTTCTTGTCGTCGTACCACATCTTCATAAACTGCGAACCACCCAAAGGCAACTGGGTCAACATCTGCTCTTGCTCGTCGCGGAACTCTTCAATCTGCTCAGTCAACTGCCAGTTCATGTAGTCGCGCTTACGCTCTGCGACTTCAGTCTTCTCTTCATTCACGTCGCCCAAAATCTTTGTCTTGGCGGGCCCGTCTGGCGGGAACATTTCTTTGATGGCGCGGGAAGCAAAGTCAACGCACGCCTCAGCCATCATTGGGTGTACGACCTTGGAGGCTCCGAGGAACTGAGCGCCACCCGGCGCATCGTCCCCCATCCCAGTACGGCGCAGACCCTCTTCGTATTGTTTGTCGCGCTTCTTGCGGGCTTGGCGGTCGTTGTCAATCAACTCTATGTACCGCATTGCCAGCGACTCCAACTCGCGCACGCTGACAACCTCTTCAGCCAAATTGGCGTAGAAATCTTCGTCCTCGGCGGGGCCCTTAAAGTCCTCCAGCTTTACAACAGCGGAACCGTCAGGGAGTTCCTCGACTTCGGGTTCCTCGCCGGGGAGCATATCCACCTCCGCGCCCCCCTTTTCGGTCATGCGGATGCCGTCAATAAAGCGGTCTTCGTCTGGGCTAATTGGAAATTCGGTCGCCATGTTTAATCCTTATCGTGACATTGCGGTCAATCCGCCACGTCGTTTCTTTGGTGCTTCTTTTGCAGGGCGCATATTACCCACCTTCTTGACGCCTTTTTTAATCAAGCCTGCTGGCGCGAGGATACCCGCTATCGTTTCAGAGATAGGAAATTCGTGTTCGCCAATCATGCCTGCCTTGCGCATTGCGTCGATGTATTGCTCACTGCCAAACCAAGGCTTCTCGGACGACAAGTTGGTATTAGCCAGCGCGTCAACTCCCATCAGTCCCAAGTTGGCTAGGTCAGGGATACCGCCAAGGTATTGAGCGCCAGTGCGAAGAGCAAAGTCTTTCACCCCTCGTGCGCTTTTAAGTTGGTTGGCTTCGTCTTTGACGTTTTGCTTTGCCCACTCGTATACCTCTGGGGCGTTGCGCTTGATGTTTGCCCAATCCTTTTCCGTAAGCAGTGGCTCACGACGTGAGCCTTCAAACGGGTTAGTCTCTTCAGGGGAAGCAATCCCACCACCGTCAAACTTTTGAGGCTTTTGCCATTGAATGGTTTTGAATGCGCTACCGCCATCAGCGTACGCCTCTGTTGCGTATGACTCATCAAACCTACCACCACCACTAGGTTGGTAGTCTCTAGCGGCGTCAATGTCCGCTTGACTTACGCCGTACTGCTCCATAGCGGCTTGGATTTCATCTTGAGTACGCTCTTGCGCTAAGTAGTCATTGATGACGTTGTAGTAGTTGTCAAGACCCTGATTTTGCTGTGCGTAACTGTAACCAGCAGACGGCTCAGAATCAATAACTGCTGGCATGAAGTCTACTTGCGCCTCTGGTGTGTAGCGCTCTGCTGGCTTATCCACCTGCGTGATTTGCGCAACCTCTTGAGGAATGTCTACTGGATAGCTGGTCTGCGCTACTTGCTGAGGAGTGTCAACAAATCCTTGATTTGCTGTGTCCATGCCTTTGTAGGCATTTGCAAATTGGTTAAGGTATGCCAGTTTTGCTTCGTCGCTGTTTAAATGGAAACCAGATTCATCCATCAAACTCTTGTCGTTCAACATTCCAGACATCGCGTCAACAAGCGTTACGTTTGGATTGTTTGCCGCTATGTCACTGTACAAATCATCCATTTGCAAGGTCGTACTCTTGATAGCCTCATCGTATGAATGAGCCTCTGGTTGACCAGACAGGATGACGTGTACACCCTCTTCACCAAGCCTAGAGACAATCTCGTTTAGATTGTTGCGGATGACGCTTTCATCAACACCTTGTGCAATGTCGTTAGCACCGATGTCCAAAACCACCGTTGTGTTTGGAGCAAAGGTTCCGCCGTTGCCTTTAAATTCATTCAATTGCTTTAGCACATCCGAAGTCTTCTGACCACCGATGGCTGTGTTTGTAACTTCCTCACCAAACAGTTGCTTGGCAAGTCGAGTCTTCTCGTCTCCAGCCATCCAACTAGCGCCAGCCAAAACGACTCCGCCTAGTTCGTTTGGTTTGCGTGTTGCGCCTTTGTCAAGCACGGAGTAATTCTGGATGTTCTTCAGGTTTTCTTGTATTGACCCACCACCAGCCATCATTAAACCGCCACGAGCCTTCTTCTCTGTGGGGACAACACTCAGTTGTGGCTTGGGCGCGTTCTGCTTGTTGTAGGCACGCAGGAACTGTGCGTAAGCATCGTCAGGCATGAACTTGCTGGTGTCTGCGGGGATATTCTGCGGGTCGGGTCGGTTGTACGACTCCATGTTTGCACGGCGCTGTCCTAGTTCATCACCTTGCTGGAAAGCGTGAGGCATTTCCTGTTTGAACTCTTTGACGCTATCCCACGTCATGTCGCCGTTGGTTACGCGCCCGTCAGGCATTTCTTTGAAGGTATAGCCATCGGTCGTCTTAAACAGGCGTCGAGCAATGTTCAACCCGCCCTTGACAATCTTGCCACCATCAGCAAACGGTAGCATTGTTGCGTATCCGCCATTGGCGTACTCAAAGTCGTCAATGCTGGCGAACTTGGGGTTCTTGCCTAGCACGAGTGGGCCAATCTGAATTATCTCTTCAGCATTGGTGATTGGTTGCATGGTGGCGCGGTCATAGAAGTAGGAGTGACGCTCAGGGTCCATCCCAATCTGTCTCCACTCTGGGTGGTTCAGATACTCTTGCGCTTTAGCAATCGCCTCCTCATCACTCATTGGGTTCCAGTCGCCTTTGATTCTGGCGTAGGGAGCCTTTGCCCCACCAAGAGCAATGCGTTTTGACTCAGCTTGGCTGATGCTGAGGTCGGCGTTCTTCACGCTGGCTGTTGGGCCATACGCGACTTTCTTTGCCTTCTCGTTGTGGATGGAGTTCACCCAAACGCCCTTGCCTGTGTAGGCTGGGATGTCGAGGCGCAGACCGACCTTAGAGCCGGGCTCGTACTCCGACTGCTTGCCGTACCGCTCCTTAGCCGCGTCACCTCTCAACGCGCCGACCGCCTCGTCTTTAGTTGCGGGTTTTGGAACAAACGAGTAGGGCGTCACAGGCTTATACAGTTTGACAATGTCGTTGTACTGCGCCTTGGTAATCTCGCCACGGTTCAGCTTCTCAATAGCCTCCGCGACTTCAGGGACGCGCTTAGTTACGTCCTTGTAACTCATGCTCAGGCGGTCAACCTTGGGGGCTTCTTCACCACTTGCCAACAGCTTTTTGCCAATCGTCGTTACGCCTTCGACCAGCTTGCCACCCTTGTTCATAAATTGAATCTTCTTGAAGCCAACCTCTCCGCCTTTTGCCATGCGGGCTTCGATAGCGGCTTCTAAGCGGGCGTCAGCGGCGGCGATGTCTACCTTGCCACCCTTTGCCATACCACCGCCAGACATACGCTTTGCCATTGCTTGGGCGAGGCGACGGTCAGCGGCGTCGATGTCAACCGCTCCGCCCTTCTTGAATCCCTCACGAATCAAGTGGCGGATGTACTCGTCATGCAGTGCTTGGCTTGGGAGTCCCTCACCTTCAAGACCTAGCGCGAGGTCGTAGTAGCCCGGCCCTTCGCCCTTCACCTCATACGACCCGCTCTTGCGTCGTTGCACAATCTCTGGTGACCACGGTCTTTGGAAGCGCTCAGGCTTCTTCTCCTTGAACGCCTTGTGCCAGTCAGGCAAGAATATCTCGGTAGGCGTTGGAATCATGTTGACGTTCATGTCCTTGCCCGTGAGCAGGGTGGGGAAGCCGGGGTGCAAGTCAGGTCTATACACCGACTCCTTCTCCAGCTTAAACAGGCGTGGACCCGCCGCGAACGTCGGCACATCACCGCCATGTTCAGTATGAAGCAGTGACGGTTCCGTCTCACGCTTGAGCGTGTCCGTCGGTTTAAAGATGACACCCTTACCGCTCTTCTCTCCACCCAATGCAACTCCACCCTTGCTTGGTGGGATGCCTTGACCCATCATCAGGTCAGCCAGCGCGGCTCGTTTCTCAAACGTGTCCGCCTGCCTCCATATCTTGGGGTCACGGATGTTTGCACCTTCGCCAAAGTTCAGCGCGAGGTTGTGGTTAATCTTGGCTTCCAACTCTGGTGACAGGTTGCCTTGCTTCATTGACTCAAGGAACTGGCGCTTCAGCTTATCGAACACAACAGGGTTGGTCTTGAGTTGGTTAGCGGAACCGAGCATCGTCGTCCACACCGTCTCGTCGTCGGTCAGGTTCTTGAGACGCGCCGCTGTTCCCTCATCCATCACGCCCCACACCTTGCCAGCGTAGTTGGGGTCAGCCTCACTGATTGCGGAGAACGGAGCGCCACCGATGTTCCCGCCGCCTACACGAGTGCGGTCAGCCTGCGTGGTGGTGACGCGCTTGACGCCCTTCTCCATCTGTTGACCAAGCGCCTCAGACGCTTTGACTGGGGGTTGAGACTTGATGAGAGCCGCGCCCTTGCGACCAGCCTCAGCGCGTTGAGCGGCGGTGATTGCCGCAATCGCCTCAGCTTCGTTCTCCCCGTCAGCAAGCAAGCGCTTCGCTATGTTGAGTCCGCCCTTGATTGCTTTGAGTTGTTTGGGTTCTGCCATAGTTACACCGCGTAGGGATTGACCCGCTCTTTGCGGGCATAAGCATAGTCATCGTCGTCATCATACCGAGGCTCAGGGTTTATGTCGAGGAAGCCCATGTCCTTCATTAACCGAATCGCTTGCGTTGCGCTGTCGACATAGTCGTCGTGCGTCGAGTCAGGGAATGAGCATATCTGCGACAGGAACCCTTCGCACCAGTCCTTGACGTAGCCCTTGCGCACGCTGGACTCTGGGAGCCAGACACGCCCAGTGGCGAAGATGGAGGCGGTGATTTGCAGGCGTTGCATCTTGTCAGCTTTGCCGGGGTTATATCCACGCACAGGCAGGTGAGCCGCACGCAGTTCTTGAATCAGGGAGATACCCGCCGCCTTATCCTCCACGAGTATCAGGTCAGGGCGCTTGGCGTCCTTCCCTTCGCCATAGGAGACGCGCCACTCTTCTAACACCTTGGGCTTGAGCAGGGGGAACGTCAGGTGTTCAGCCCAGCAGTCAATGAGCAGGACAGACATTGGCCCATCCATCGGCTTGAACACTCCCCACGTTGTCATCGCGGTCGGGTCGTTGTACTCCTTGTCACTGAAGGCGCAGTCATAGCTTTGGACGATGAACTCAAACTTAGGGAAGGGCTTCTCGGCTGGGTACAGCTTGAACATATCGCGCCCGACCACCTTGCCGTCTTCGAGGTCGACCAAGAGACCCATCACCTCCTGCTCATACAGCTTGCTACCCTTGTACTGTTCTAGCTGGTTGCGGAAAGATGACGCTAGGTTAGCTTCGTTCTCATAGGTGCTGGCGCGGTCAATCACCACGTCGTCACCCTCACGTCCCACCAAGTCGATGATGAGGTCTTTGGGGCGCGGTGTCGTGGTCACAATGACGCGGGGCTGGTCACCCAGACGCAGACCCATCATCATCATGTCCCACGCCTCACCAGCGCCGAGGTACTGGAAGGCGGCTAACTCGTCACACCAAGCGAAGTGGAATTGAGGGCCACGCAAGCGCTCATACGAGTCGCCACTGATGCCACGGATGATGGAGCCATTGGACAGCTTTATCTGGTGGTCTTGCTTGTTGTAATCGACCACCAACTCTTCGGGGATGCAGGCTAGGAGTCCTGACTGACCCTCGAAGCAAGTGAACTTGATGTCATTGGACGTTGGAGCCAGCACGAGGCAACGGCTGTTCGGGTTTGTCCATGCCCACCACCACAGCGCCTCAGCGGCGGAGCGGGTCTTGCCTGCGCCTCGCCCTGCCAGCATCATCCAGACGGTGTAGTCCTGCTCTAGCGGTGGCGGTATCTGGTAACGGTGGGCGCTGGCTACCCAAGTAGCGTGAGCGATGTATGCAATGCGGTCATGCTCCGAGCGGGCGTTGAACTCCGCCTGCACGTCTGGGTCTTCAAGAAGTTCTGCAAGCATAAGTTCTACTCAAGCACGCAAAAAGAAACGTGAAACCCCGCGTTTTGGGCAATCGATGTAATACTTACCCAGCACGCTTAGTCATCTCCATGTTGCGGATGATGTCAAGGAACTTGTTGGCGTTGGTGTCTTCCGTCTTGATGGCGGCTCCACCCTCCACGCCTTCGAGCGCCACACGGTCGCCATACTTGCGGGGCTTCAGCTTCATAGCCGTCCACTTACGCGCCTCTATGCGGTTCTTCTGCCAAGCGATGTACGTCTGGTCGAGGGAAGTCCGCCCCTCCTTGTCGGTGTACTCAGGGGGCATCTCGTCAGCGATGTCGAGGATTTCGTCAGCGTTGGTGTCAGCCTGCTCCTCCCGTGCGCGTGCGTATTGCTCCGCAAACAGAGGGTGGCGAATCAACCACTCGTAAACTGTCGACTGCGCTGGGAACACTCCCACCGTATCCGCTTTCAATATCTGGCGCAGGCTCATCCCCTCACTGAGCATCATGCATATGAGGTCTGCTGTCTGTTGATTGAACTTTGTCGGGCGTCCTGTTGGTTTGGGCGCTACAGGCGTCTTTGCAGGCGCGGTGCTACCTTGGGCTTGCTTAGTAGCCTTCGGCGTCTTGGTGGGCTTCTTAGCCCCCTTCTTGATGGTTTCTGGCATAACCCGTAATCCCCATGTGATTGAACGAATGAATGTAAGTGTATTCGATTCGCTTTGGGTTCGCCAGCAAGATGTTATGTCGGGCTTTAAACCGACTCGGTTCTACTTCGCTTTTGATTCGCTACACAGTCTCTTGACGTATGCGCTGGACTCTTGTTTCATGCAATCCTCCTCGTCCAGTGTGAAGTCAGGAACCCACATCCAGAACACGAGGAAAGCAATGAACATTATACCAATCACCACCTTCTCAAGCAAGGTCTCTTCTCTCATTTCACCTCCTCCACAGTCACGCGATACTTGCGACCGTTACGGTCTTCCACGTCGATAGTCTTCTTGGTGCTGGCAAAGCCACCAGTCTCAGTCAAATCGTACTTGGGACGGCTCACGCTGGCAAGCAACTTCTCTGTGTCATTTGCCTTGAGGTTGCCAACGATGGTATGGGCAATGTAGTCACAGTAGACAACGTAGGACTTTGGCAGGTTGTCAAAAAACTTGTTGACGATGGTGTTCATTGTGTCGAAGTGAGTCATGGTGTTCCCCTTAGTTGAAGTATTCGGCAATTTCGGATTCGATACGGCTGGTGTCTTTGTCGGACAGCTTGCGCTCCAGCCAAGGTGCTGGGCGTCCACGGCGGTCGCACACCTCGAACTCAGCCTCGGTGTAACCGCGATAGTCCCAATCGCTGGCGGCGTGGTACGAGTAAGAGCCACGCACGCTCTCGAAGTGCGTGACACCAATGATGCAGGGGATGCCTGCAACGCGGGATTCAATTTCTGCTATGTATGACATTTCGCTTTCCTTTCGATTTCGATTCGGTTTAAGCGCCCAAGAACTTCACAACCCAACGCTTGGCTTGAGCCAAGGTCTTGAAGTTCTCATAAGCAGAGTCAGTGCTGGTCTGCGCATATGCGCTGTACTCTGCGCCGTCAAAGTAAACCTCACCGCGAACATCGCCAGAGCCGATGATGTGTGAGCCTAATTTACGAGTCCATGTTGCGTTTGTCATTTCACTGTTCCTTCGCTGTTGTAGCACCGAGAAATTCAGTGCATGGTGTAATTGTAACTTAAACAAAGGGGTGGTCAACCCCCTTGTGAAAATATTTTTATTAGGACTTTCCCTTAGAAGCCATAGTTCTCTGCGCAGATGGGGCCAATGCCACGGGCGACGCTATCGCTGTCAGTCAATTGGCGACCGCAGACTGAGCAAGCGCCGAATTTCATGCCGTAGGCTACAGCGGCTTGCTTAGGGTCGCTGGCGACCGCTGTGATGCGTTCTGAGGCTTCTGTGGTGCAGTCGCGTGATGTGAAGAGGCGACCGCCCATAACCTTGCCCAAGTACACGCCGTCACCCTTGGACTTGATGTAGATAGCGCCAGCGTTCTTGCTGTTCTCACCAGCAGGACTGAACACAAAGGTGTCAAGGCGCAACTTGGGGAACTTTACGCCTGCTTGCTTGGCGTTGTTGAATGCCACCTCAATAGCCTCAACGGATACCACAGGGGCTGTCTCAGCGCGTGTGGCTTGCTCCACAGCACGAGCGGCTTGGCGCTCTGCGTCCTGCACAGTCAAGCGCTGGACGGTTTCCATCTGGCGCTCTGTGAGGTGACCAAACTTGTTGAGGGCGTCGAGCATGGAGCGGGCGAACTCAAAACGTGGTGCGCTGGCTTCCATCCACGCGGCTTCGGCCGGGTTGGCTTCTTTCCACTCAGCGGCTTTGTTGGCTTGCGCATCAGCCTTAGCGGCGGCACGCTTTTGTGAAGCCATCTTGGCTTTCATGCGTGTAGCTGGGCTAGTCTTGAAAGACATCTTGCCCTTGCCCTTGCAGGCAAAGCATTCGCCAGAGCGGACGTTGATGTAACCAAAGGTGAAGCGACCAGTGCCGTTGCACTTAGGGCAAGCCTGCTCGAAATAAGTCACTTCGTTGGCAGAAGACTTGGCTGGTGCGCCAAAGTCCAAGTCATCTTCCATGTCGCTGAAGGGGTTTGATGCTGTGTTCATAATTCGCTCCTAATTCGCTGTTACCTGATCATTGCAGTGCTGTTAGTATAACGCGAAATTAAACGAGTCAACAACTATTTTAAAAATATTTATTAGTGGTTTCCCTAACCCTCAATTACCCAGCCTGCAAACTCGCCCATACGGAAAAACAGCTTGGCATCCTCCCCCAAGATGGCTGGGTCGATTGGAACCTGCACGCCAGCCAAACTCATCTCCTTGGTCAACACGTCTTCTGGCTTCGCGCCCTGCTGTAGCTTGAACTGCATCGTGAGACGCTTCAGGACGGTCGCAAAGTACCCTTGGTGGTCACAAACCTTGTCCACCACTACTATCACCCCACCCTGCTTGCAATTCGCCCTCACAGAGTCGATTAAGGCTCTTCGCTTGTCGATTGGGATGAACATCATTGTCAAAAACAAAATGTGTACATTTGCTGGAGGCACTTCTGTTCTGGTGATGTCTGAGTTCTCAACAACAACACTATGACCTTTTTTGTTGTATCTCTTTTCTAAAATCTTACACATTGAAGCGCTTTTCTCAATTGCAACAATGTCTGCCATACGCTCATCTGCCAGTGGCAGAAGTTTGCCCACCATATTCCCTGTAGAAGCGCCGATGTCCACCACCACGCCATACTCTGGCAAATAGTTGCGGGCGATGTATACCACCGCGTCGGTCACCATGTCGTACCACGGCAACTGCTCACGGACATGAGCGTCAAATGTGTTGGCAATCTCTGGCGTGTCAAATGTCCAAGATTTCATAATGGGAACCTCTTTGCAATTTCGTAGATGACTGGGATGGTGACGGTGCGACCGCAACGCTCGTAACGCTCTGCATCACTGACCAGCGAACCGTCTTCATAAAATTTAGTGAAGTTGTCGGGCAATCCTTGCAGGCGCTCACACTCCAATGGCGTTAGGCGGCGCAGGCGCTCACCAACGATGACTCCATGTCTGTCTTGAGCAGTCAACGTGAACGCTGGCTCGTTGTGGTCTTTGACGCGACGCCCGTTCTGGCGCTTGCTATCGCGGTGAGGCGTCAACACTGGGCGAACCTGCATCACAGCGCCGCGCCCTTGATTGTTTTGAATGCCCTTCCAGTAGTGACCGTCAAGCGTTGGAAAAACGTCCTTGAACTGCATCACTTTGCCTGTTACGAAAGGCATGAGAACAGGTCGTTCTGATTCGGGTTCCCCTCCTCGAATTTCTCCTTGCGTTCCTTTTTCTTTTTCGAGAACATCTTCTGAAACGCAGAGTCCGAGAGGAAATACTTGGGGTCTGGGTTGTCCTCTAAGATGTCCGACAATGAATACCCGTTCACGGTTTTGCGGGACTCCGAAATTTTGGCTGTTAACAACTTCCCATTGAACGTCGTACCCCAGTTCATCAAGACTTGAGATGATGACAGCAAAGGTTCTTCCCCCATCGTGGTTGAGGAGTCCCTTGACGTTTTCAAGGAAAATATAAGGTATTCGTTTGTCTCTGAGAACGCGACAGATTTCAAAAAAGAGAGTACCGCGAGTATCTTCTGTCGAGAATCCAGAGCGCTTTCCAGCAACGCTGAAAGTCGCGCACGGGAATCCGCCACATAGAAGTTCTGCGGCTGGGATGTCGTCGGGTCGAACAGTTCTAATGTCTCTTGGGTCTGGTTGATGTCCGAAGTTCCGCTCATAAATTCTCCTTGGCTTTTCTAATATTTCGTTTGCCCACACGCACTGGTGTCCCGCCTGCTCAAGCCCCAGACGGAACCCACCAATGCCTGCAAACAACTCAATGAATCTCATTGAGGCTTACCTTCCATCTTGAGGTGCGCCAGCAACTCAACCAATGCAAACCTGTCGTCTGGGTATTGCTTGATGTAATTCTCAATCTCATGGAGAACGTAGTCAAAGCCGCTGTTGAATCCCTTGATGTATTCGCTCATAACCGCCTCCGCTTGTGGTCGCTTGCAATCTTTGTGTTGGTCGATGAAATAATCCATTGCGTCAATAATGACGTTGATAGGTGCAGGCATAAAAGGCGGAGCCTCTTCTGCGCCGCAGAACTCGCATTTGAACTTGCCGTTCAGGCTGTTAGTGATGACGTGGTCGCTCATGCTGTCTCCCTTGCCTCTTTGCGACCGCGCTCAACAAAGTAGCGTGCGTCTGATTGCTCGTCGATGTGTTCTTCTTGAAGCATCTTGCGGATGCCTTCCGCTACAGCACGCGCCTTGTCGGCGTTGGTTGCCTTCTCGTACCTGTAGCCTGCATTGATGTAATCTGCTTGTGCGTGTTTCATGTTGGCTCCTTACCAGTTCGCATATTTCTTGAAAGCCTTGGTGTACTCAGCGCGGCTTTTGAACGCTCCATGCTTGATGCAGTGGTGCAGGAAAGCCTTGTCCATAAAAAAGCCCTGAGCCTTCTCGTCTCCTGACTTGCCCAAGTCTTTGTAGGTCTCGCCGTCGTAGTAGTCACGCAAGACAAACTTGACCTTGTCCCATAGATAGCCACCGTCCTCGTTCTCGACCAGTGACTCACCGCCGACGCGCCCGTAGCCGTCATAGGAACCCTCGAACTTGCGACCGTCGGGCAATAGAGCCACGACGTTGTTGAGGTGCGGAATGCCAAGAGAGTCAACCACCACAGGCAGGTGAGTCTTGGCGCAACATTTTGAAAAGTATCCCATCGCTTTTCCTTCGCTTTAGTTTTTTACGTTGAATTCTTGAATGTAAAAATTGCGCAGTTCGTTTTCTTCTGCGCATTTCAATGCCGCTTCGCGTGTGGCGAACACAGCAACCACATCAACCTCTTCTTTTAAAACATAGACTTTCATAATCGATTCGCTTTCGTTTTGGTTAGCCCCCGAAGGGGCTGGTTGATTAACGTGATGTGACCTTGACGCTAAACACAGCGGATGTTTTGGTGAACTTGGCGTATGCGTCTGCGCCATGTTCTTTGATGAATGCGTCCTTGTCGAACACAGAGCGGTTGCTCTCAATGTAGGTAGCCTTGAAGATTGCACCCTCGACAACCTTTGCACCGCCTGCGCTGGCTGATTCTTTGATGCTGTCTTTGATTGCATCGGCTTGCTTAGTGAGGTCAGCAATCTGAGCCAACAGTGTGCCGAGTGTGTCTACTGATGTGAAGTTGATGTCGTTGTTCATAGTTCGCTTTCGTCTGTTACCTGCCTTGCAACAATTGCTTGGTCAGTGATGGTAGTTTAATGCCAAATTAAACGTGGTCAACAACTTTTTTAAAAATATTTCTAAGGAAAACCCTAATATGTTGCTATCCCGCAACAATGTCTTGTTCCGCCATTTGGCAGAAGATTGAGCATTCAATGTCAGGCTCCTGCGGATAGTTCCCGTCTGTAGGCTTGAGTTCATCAAGGTAGCGGTCTTTGAAAATGGTCTGCTTCTTGAACCGCTCCAGCTTTGCCATACGGTCAAACTGCTCAGGGAAGTCAACCCGAATCTTGTTCCAGTACCCCATCCCGCCCTTGACGCAACCAATGCAGTTGTTGTTGAGGTAGCCCAGCTTGTACATCTGCGGCAACTCAATGCCCGCGTTCTGGAGCATCGCTAGGCAGTCAACCTTGTTCAGCCCCTTTTCAATCAATGGAACCCACACGTCGACCTCGTTGTTGGCATCAATAAATCGGTCATAACGCTGTTGCTCTTCAGCGGTGTAGCCAAACACTTGACGGTCGCCGACCTGCTCATAGCGCTCACGCACTTGCTTTTTCAGCACGCGAGTGCATGGAGCCGCGCCCCTGATGTTCATTGCGCTGGTCTTGAACGTCTCGTAAATGGAACGCTTGTAGTAGTCGTTTCCAAGAATGACAATGTCCTGCCCAAACCACTTCTCGCATTCCGCTAGGAATCGCTTGTTGTCTGAATGCTCCTCCATGACTTCGGTGTAGGCAATCACCAATGGCAACTTGCCTGCGTTCTCCGCGATAGCCAGCTTGGTAGCCACGGCACTTGCCGCCCCGCAACTAAACCAGCAAACAATTCGTTTTGTCATTCTTCAATTCCCAGTAAAGTTAATGTTTCTTTGAGCAGTTCAGCCTCGTCATACCCGTAGTGCTTCTCGAACCCCTTGGTTCCCATCCCGTGCAAGCCCTTAGAGCCTCTGTGATGCTCTGGGCATAGCGGTATGACACTGAAGTGGCTAGAACGCCCCCAGCCCCCCGCTAAACGCCTTGGATGGTGCAGTTCAGCGGGCGTTCCCTCATACCCCATTCGCCTGCACACAGCGCAACCCAACTCAGCCACCGCGCTCATGTGCTTTTTTTCTTTGAGGGTGGTCATTGGCGTGTAGGGATTTGGGCTTGCATGAACTTGATGAACTCTTCATCGGACTCGTCAACGGGTTGCGCATTCTCAAACAGGGTTCCGCTCTCAGCCATCTGGTGGATGTCAGCCAGCATCTCTGCTAGTTCCTCTGGCGTTCCATCAAAGTTGTCGAAGCAACCTTCGGCAAAAACAATTTTCAGCTTCTCAGTCATTGTTTACCTTTCGTAAAACCTGCGCGGCTTTTTAAATCGTGGCACGTCTGGCATCTCCACTGCGGAGCGCCTCTACTGTTTTTACCTTTTACATCGGCTGGTCGCAAGCGACACACCTGACACGTTGGCTTCTTGTCAGTCATTCAATTCCTTTTTAAGTCGCTCATTGCGTGAGCCTGCTTCAAATCCTGCAAGGTATGCGCGACGCTCTACCCAGTATTGCTCTGGGCGGTGGCTGTGTTCCCACTCGTCAAAAGACTCGACGTTGGTCTTCAACGAAACAATCTGACGCTTGCGCCAGCCACTTGCCTGCTCACGCTCTATGCGCTCAAACTCTTCGTCTTCTGGTGTAGCCGTCACAATCATCCTCCACATTGAATAAACCATAAAGAATAAACCAGTGCCAAACAAAACGTGATTGTGGATTACCCAACCATCAGCGAGGCAGACCACCCACGACAAGCCGTGGATGACGCCCCATTGAAAAGAATTAAAACGCATATCTGTTGGAACAAATAACGTCGATGACCGTCTCAGCGCTGTAGCCGTTGACGTAGCGTTTACCGTATATCACACGGGCGCGTAAGCCAGCCTCTTGGCAGTCCTTGATAGCGTCAATCTGCTCACCACGACTCAACGGTTGGATGTTTCTGTCCATGATGAGGTTCTGCACAGTGACGTGCGGTTCCTTGTTGGATGAACACCCAGCCAATGCGCTTATTGCGCACACTGCAATAAAAATCTTTTTCATAGCGTTGCCTTTCCTTCTGCTCTGTTATTTGCTTGTTCTGTTCGCCATATTTCCACGCGCAATGTCGCCGCCGTGATGTCCCATTTGTACCGCTCCTCAATCAGCACAGCTTCTTTCAATCCTTCAAGTAACTGCACATACTCAGGGTGCGCGTATGCCTCGCGCTCTTGCGCACCAATCGCAGTCTCCATGCTTCGCTTCATCAAAATTGATTTCAATGATTTGCGATATTCTTCAATGTATGTGCGCTCTGCCTTAGCCTTGGCAAAGAGCGCGGCGTGCTTGAGGATGTAATCCACTGCCTTATGCGGGTCTCTCTCTTCACTCATAAAACACCTTTCTTTTTGCGCGATTGCGCTTGATTACCATTGCAACAAAAATTACCAGACAAATCCAGAACATGAATCCTGACATTGCCATGAACGTCCAAAAAAAATCTCCGAATGAATCAAACATTTAATCCCTCCCTTTTTGCTCACAGAGCCAGTAGTACCACGTCAATAAAATAACTGCTCCCCACGCAACAATTCCAGACAACAAAAAAAATAAACCAATCACATTTAAAAATGTATCCATCAGTCTCCCCTTTTATTTACGAAGTCCTCGCGCACGTCGAGCATTGCTTGCGCTTGCTCATACGCTTCGTAGGCAACATCAATCTTTGACTTTGCCACCTTGCTTGGCTTCTGCATCAAAGCCATCAACGCAAACATTGCGTAGATGTCAATCAACTCTGGTTCTGTTTTCATTTTTTATCTTTCTCTGCAAGGTATTGCATGACGTGTCCGTGCAATACATCAATCAGTGGTGGCTCCCCTGTGAATAAAAAGTACACCACAACCAATGACAAAATCCAATTCATAAAATTCCCTCTATGGTTATCTTGACCATACCGCCAACCTCGTCTGCCCAGTACACACGCAGGTCTTCAATCAAAGCGTCATCTTGCATAACGCCAGCGTGAGTCATGGAGTCAAGCAAAGCCTTCAGCAAGTTATCCAAATCACGGCGACGACGGTCAGGGCGAAACGCTTGAATCTCCACCTTCACCGCGTAGTCGATGTGCTTGGCGGCGCGTTGTATCAGCACTTGGTCAGCAACCGCCTTGCGGTACTCGCGCCCCTTTGCGCTGATGATGGTGCGACCGTTGAAGTTGCGCCAGTAGGTGTTGACCGTGGGAGGCCAAGGCAATGTAATTTCAATCATTGGCGTTGCGCTGGCACGCGGTTAAGAATGTCGTTTGCCAACGGCGAGTTGAAGTTCTCGTCGTCCTCTTTCCCCGCCAGCTTTGCCTCATAAGCAAAAGCCATCTCTGCGCAGGCTTGACGCTCCATAAACATAGCCTGCTTAGTTGTCTCAATTGCCACTGCCAAAATTTCAGCCTTCGCTTCACTCAACGTTCTGTTGAATTCGTCTTGCGTAAAAAACGCTTGACCCTGCGACAGTAAGTTTTTTTCAAAGTTCATTTCCATTCTCCTTCGTTACCTCGGTTACCTTTAGACCATTGCTCTCTAACATCCGCCTCAAGGCGGGACTTGGGGTGAAGTTCGTTCCACCCTTTGTGACGCTTCCCACGCTCGTCAACGTAACCATTGAACCAGCGGTACGCGCTATCGCGATTTTTAAGGCGCATCTTGATGACCTCCCGAACGAGACAACGGTGACGATGCTCATCTTCTCCTTCGCCCTCCTTGCCATAATTCAAAACCCTCCTCCGTTGTCAAATGACATCGGCATTGAATCGTGATGCTCAACAAACTGCTGACTGTCTTTGTGATACCAAAGCGAGTACCAGTCCTCAGCTTCACCGTTGCGTTGCTTCTCGCACATTAGATAGGCGTCTGGAATCATTACATCAACCACGCCGTTTTGTGCATCATGTTCTTTTTTCTTATTGCGCCACACCATTAGGACGTTGTCCACTTGGTCGCTGATTGAGCCTGAACCTTTGATGTCATTCTTGTTTGGCTTCACCTCTTCGCTTTGCAACTTGCGTATGTGGTGAATGAGGTGAACATGGACATTGTGGTCACGCGCCAGAGATGTCAACTCATCCACAAAAGACTTCTGAGCGTTGTAGTCGTCCTCGCCAGACACGCACTTCATCAACGAGTCAATGAAAATGTGTTGCACGCCCAACTCAACTGCGCTGTAGCGAGACACCGCAATTACCTGCTGTGCGGTCACAGTACCCTGCTGGTCATACAGCCAAAGGTAGTCGCAGGCGTAACCCCTCATGCGGTCAAACAGGTTTGTGAGGTAGCGGTTCTTGTCGAAATAGCGTGGCGCATCAATGTTCTCGCCTGCAAACTGGCGAAGCATACGAAATAACGTCCGCTTAGGTTTCATCTCAAACGAAGCAATCATCACCTTTTGCTTTTGCTTGATAAGCCCCAAGGCAATCATGCCCGTAACCATGCTCTTGCCTCCACCGTTGCCACCAGCGTAAAGCGTCACCTCACCAGCGCGGTACTGAAAGCCTTGGTGAGTCTTAGACCACGGCATAGTCTGGTAGTTGTCCACCACTGGGTTTGCAAGTTCGTCTTGAAGTTCATCCAAAAACTCGTTTGCTTGCTTGACCTTCTGCGCAACGTCATTGGCTTTAAGGTATTTTTCAAAGTCCACCTCGTCTGGTTTGACGATACGGATTTTCCGAGCCGCGTCTAATTCCTGCGCTCTTTTTTGTATGTCAGACATTTGCATATTTCATTGCCTCTTCAATTCGCTGTTGTGATAATTTCATTCGCTCTCTGTCGCCTTCGCTCAACTTCTTACCTTGGCTCATGTCGTAAGCGCAGATGGATACCACCAAAGCCTCAAACGAAATGATGCGCATCAAGTCGCTGGCGTAGAACGCAGGCTTCATGCTCTTCTTGCCTTCGACTGGGTACTCGCGGCGCTTGTCGTCAGGCGGGAACAAGTCGGTCATGTCCATGCCCAGCGCCTGCACTACGTTCAAGGTCTCGCAACCCGCAAAGCAGTGAAGCAACACGCGACCGTCTTCCGTCTCACGGATTGCCAGTGATGGGCCTTTGTCATTGTGGGCAGGACAGCACGCAGTCCAAGAGCCATTGCGACCCTTGACCTTAGTCAGCATACCCAGCATACGCTCGACAGGCGTCATATGACCCTCCGACCCACGGCTGGCGTGCCTGCATCGTCTTCCCATCGACGTTGGTTGATGTACGTCAGCGGTGCTGGCTCAAACCCGCCAGTCCATTGGTCAGTCACCTTGAGAATGTTGACTTGGGAGATGATGGTCTCCGCCACAGAGTCAAGCCCAGCCTTCGCCCACTTCTTCTGGCACTCTGCTTTTGCGACCTTGCGTTTGGAGGCAGGCCAAGCATTCCAGAACTCGTCGAATTTCGACGATGTATTTATATTCTTATTCTGTATCTGTATCTTCTTAGGGTTATCTTTCGCTTTCGATTCGGTTTTCGATTCGGTTTTTGACGGT